CTTGACATCCGAAAAACAAAAAGCCACTTTAGTAGATCTAGGGGCGAAACGAAAACAACTCATGGAATGTTCTAATGCCTCAGAACGAACCAAACTATTCCGTGAACTAACTAAGCATAAACATGAATAAATTGAATATACATTCAAAACTCAAAGGGATTCAGTCATCCCTCAAAGCTCCCAAGGGGCAGACTAATAAGTTCGGAGGGTATAGTTATCGCTCCGCTGAGGACATACTAACAGCTGTCAAACCTCTGCTCGCTGAGTGGAATTGCACGCTTGTTATTACTGACGACATGGTCGAAGTAGGTGGGCGTGTATACGTCAAGTCCACGGCCGTGCTAGCAGATACTGAAGGCGAATTTACAATACAAGTAAGTGGATTCGCTAGAGAAGCAGAGACTCGCAAGGGAATGGATGACTCACAGATTACCGGGTCAGCTAGTTCCTACGCTCGCAAGTATGCACTCAATGGACTCTTTGCTATCGACGATACAAAGGACGCTGATGCTACTAACAATCACGGCAAGAAGCCAACAACACAAACCAAGAAGATAAGCCAGACAGCTAACGCTGACTCGAACTTTGACTTCTAATAACACCAATAATACAATGCCAAAGTACAACAACGAAAACACTGGGGTGCTATTCCCCGAAAGCAAACGTGAGTCCGATTCATCGCCTCACGCCACAGGAACACTTGAAGTCACAGCACCGGGCAAGTACCGTGCGGCGGCTTGGAAGAACCAGAGCAAATCCGGTCCTGTTATGAACATCCGTTTGACTCGTCTTGACGAGGACAAACAGCCAGAGCAATACCGCAGGGACGGCATCCCGAATCAGCCCACAGCGGCTCCCATTGGGGACGATCCTTTTTAGGGATTGCTTGACTATCAAGGGGGAGAGGGTCAGGCCTCTCCCCTTTTTATTATTACTAACTAAATGAACCAACAAACAAATTAGAAAGATACAATGTGGATACTAACAAAAAAATTACACACCTCAGCCTATGTTCAGGATACGAAGGCATTGGGCTTGGACTCAGAAGCGTTCTGCCAAACCTGCGAGAAATCGCTTACGTGGAGAGGGAAGGATTCCCTATCGCGAACTTGGTTGCAAAGATGGAAGAGGGAAAGCTGGATGCAGCACCTGTCTTCACGGACGTTAAGCAATTCCCTTACAGAAAGTTTCGTGGATGCGTGGACATCCTCTCTGGAGGATTCCCGTGTCAGCCATTCTCAGCTGCTGGAAAGCGTCAAGCTACTGAAGACCCCAGACACCTCTTCCCCTACATCGCAGACGGAATCAGAGAGTGCCAACCTAGAATTGTTTTCCTCGAAAACGTACAAGGAATCCTCAGTTGCAAGACAGCCGACGGAGAGCCAGTTCTCCAATATGTCCTCAGAACATTGGAAGGATTGGGTTATCGAGCAACGGCAGGAGTATTCTCAGCGGAAGAAGTCGGCGCGCCTCATCAGAGAAAGCGAGTCTTCATCCTTGGGATGGCCAACAGCGAGGACATCGGACGCGGAGGGTGGACGCATCGAGACGGAGATGACGGGCCAGGGCTTCAAGAGCAAGAGGCACAGGAGCAATCAAACATTCGGAGCAAAACTGCGGGATGCAGTGGAGACTCACGAGGAGAACTGGGCAACCCCGATAGCCAACGATGCGAAGGGGAGCGACTACGCGGGGACGAAAGAGAATCCGAAGGCTCTCTATCTGGGGGGTCAGGTGAAGAACTGGCAAACTCCAACAACGATGGACATAGAGAGAACTCCAGAGGGAATGGAAAAGCGGAAGGCTTACCGGGAGAGCATAGGACGGAAGTATGTGGAGGGTTGCCTAACCGAACAGGTGAAGAACTGGTCAACCCCAACGGTGATGGACACAGCAAACATTCAGAAGCCCAGAAAGAAGAATCCATCAGGGGGGCAGAAGCCACCACTATGTCAAGAAGTGAAGAACTGGCCAACAGCAACCACGAGGGACTGGAAGGACACCAACGCCACAGTTCCTCCGAGCAGGGCGAACCCATCCAAGCAGACACTTGGTCAGCGGGTGGCACACGTTGGCCTGCAAGACCAAGCGAACCTCAATACGAATGGGAAGAACCAAGAGTCGTGGCCGACACCAAGAGCAAACAAGGTTCATCCAGAGATAACGGAGAAGAATCGAGAGCATCTAGCCAATCGGAAGAAAGCCAATCTGGAGGAGGACATAGCGGGTCATTGCGGGAAAGCAACAGGCAAGCTCAATCCAAACTGGGTCGAGCATCTAATGGGTCTTCCAGCAGGGTGGACAGACTTAGGCTCTTGGGAAACGGAGTAGTTCCTGCTACCGCAGCCAAGGCATTCATCACATTAATCCAAAGGTTAATATGAAATACATATATATGCTTAACATGGACAATGAGAAGTTTGAATCCTGCACGGTTATCGTAAAGTTCGTGACCGATGCGGGTGGACTGTTCGATGGATTCACTTCCATCTATTCCGATAAACCACTTTACTCCGAGGACCTTGCTCACCTAGAAGAATGGGTAATGCAGGGTGAGGATCAGTGGGAACCTCAATTTGACAATTGGAACCAACAAAACATAAAACTAAAAAACCATGAAAGAATTAGAAGAGAGCCTACTGGGGACAATCCTCAAGGCTGAGATGAACGATGGGTGCAACGCCCTACTGAATGAAGCCAAGGAGTCCGGCATCAACGCTGACTTTTTTACAGCTCACGATACTCGCACAATGTGGGAGGCTATGTGTAAGCTTGACTCCAAGGGCGTGATACTTGGCACGATGTCCCTGTTCACGGATATGTCCAAGGGTCAGCACGGCCTCAATGCTAACGCTGTTTGGTCCACGCACAATGCAGGTCTCAGCGAGTTGCATTTCAAAAACCTAATGGATGATATGGTGGAGTCCCATAGGACACGGAACCTCTCCCGTCTGTCGCTAGTCATCAAGGATCAGCTACAGGACGGCAAGGACTCAGAGGAGATACTAACCAGTATCCAGGGTCAGTGCGATTCCATATCCTCATTGACTCCCACTAGGGATAACTTGGAAACCATTGTTGATCAAACATTTGAGGATGTTACAGGTAAGGTAGATTTTTCTAAATACCTACGGACTGGCATCCAATCAATTGATGATGTTCTCTACAGAGGTGGCTACGGATCAGGTCAGCTGTGCGTCCTAGCTTCACGGCCGGGATGCGGCAAGACTGCATACGCCTTGAATTTCTTGAGTAACATATGCACGACGGGCAACGGTGTTCTTCTCTTCAATCTTGAGATGGGTGCTAATCAGATAATGAAACGCATCTTCAGCATCAAGTCAGGACTTCATATGCGTAGGTTCGAGGACGGGCTAGCTCCGGCTGACAAGATGCAAACACTGCGGAGGACTACCGAAACCGTGAAGGGCTGGAACTGCTGGATCCGTGACAACGTATACAGGTTGGATCACATACTAGCAACAGCTAGGGGTATGCACAGAAAGCATAAGGTAAATGGAATCATTATTGATTACTGCCAGCTGATAAAGCCCATGTCCAAGAACATATCCAGAGAGCAACAAGTCGCAGAGATCAGCCGTGAGTTAAAGCTACTCGCCAAGGACTTAGATATACCCGTCCTGTTACTGGCACAGGTGAACCGTGAATCCGAAAAGGATGACCGCTCTCCCATCATGTCCGACCTGCGTGAGAGTGGAGCCTTGGAGCAGGATGCTGACAGTATTATATTTCTGTGGCAGACTTTATCAGAGAGGGAACAGAAGACGGACTACGTCCGTTGGACTCTAGCCAAACAGAGAGAGGGCATGGGATATACCCAAGGCCGTATACTCTTCAACAAAGGCACTCAGAAGATGGAGGATCACTCGCAGTTTATTTGATATGAAGCCCCACCAGAAGCGGACAGCACGTTACCATAAAATCATTGAGGATTTTTTCGGTGGCTATGTCTGCGGTGAGTGCGGGTTCAAGGGCAAGGCGGTGCAGTTTGACTGCCATCACTTGCCAGGGTATGAGAAGGTGAGAGCCATCAGGGACTTCGGCAGAATGGGAACCCGTCAGCAATTAATTGAGGAACTAGAGAAGTGCGAACTTCTATGTGCAAATTGTCACAGGCTCGAGCATTCCTCTTGACAGAAAACATAGGACACCTATGTTATAATTATTCTACCACACAAATGGTTCGTGTGTTAGTTGGTTCATATAGTAATACAAGGTAAGCCGAAGGAGTAATCCCAGGCGCAGTGCGGTTTTCATGGACCGCGCTTTTGTTCAATCCTTGGGGGCTGTTCCGCAGTAAAACTTCCGATATGAGAAGTCCACGGAGCAGCCCTTTTTACTATAAGGCTCCAGGAGGAGTGAAGAATGGACGCTCTCCTTCTTTGAGCCTGCGCTTAAATTCTCTTTGTTCCTTTTGCTTCGTGAACCCAAAGATTCTGTTAAGGACATCGGACATAGGAGCAAGGGTCATTAGCTTGGTCCTCTCAACGGGAGTTCCCTCAGCTAGTTGCTGCACGGACTTAGTTATGTCAACGAATTGTTGCAAGGCAACTGGTTGGAAGTAGTTAAGAGCAAACGATCCGAACCCATCTCGTTTTATTTTGTAAGCAGAATATTTAGAGATACCAAAGATACGGAGACTATTATTAACTGCGTAGTCCGGGAGGTAACCCAAGCGTCCCGCTATTAAATCCTTTAGCATATCCACGGGCATACCAACCATTGCCATGAATACTATCAACTTACTAAGATTAAGAAATGCTTCAGCTTTCTGTTGACGAGTTCCATTTTTCATCTGCTGAATATATAAATCATTAGTAAGATTTAATTGATTCACCAAGAAGGACTTCATTGTGTACAACAATCTAGTATCTGGATTCTCAGCTTGCTTGAGTGGCATACGAGCCTTGGAGGTTGGTTGTGTCTCGGACAACCTTGAGAAGAGTGCGAGTCTCACCAGTGCGTTATTGCTGTCACCCTTCTGGAGTGCAGCCTTTAGCTTTATGATTTCCGCATCATTGAATCCCATGAACTCCATCTCCGCCCGGAACTTACGGCCATTGGGAGTGTTAGCTGCGGCTCGCGCTATCTTTTTAAAGCGCATAAAGTTAGCCGTGATGTTGGTCTCCTTCATGAACTGATCCATGCGAGTGAACCCAGTAACCTTTAGACCCAAGCGAACAGCCTTGTCCATGAACAGCGGATCACGGAACTCCTCGGATACACGCTTTGAATCAATGCCAAGTAAATCAACACCAAGTTTTTGGGAGATCAATGCCTTGAAGGTATTATCAATACCTGCTCGAGCCATGATGAATGGCATATCAAATACTTGCGATAGCGTTGAGGTGAACTCCACTAGCAAAGTAAAGTAACTAGCCGCTCTGAGTCCTGAGAAGAACTTTGATTCCTTTCCTTGCGGAGTAAGGATGACGCGGAAAACATCATAAGCAGTCTCAGTGTCCTCTGGGGTAATGGCTCCGCTGTTCTCTAGTTCGCGGAGTTCTCGTGCAAGTTCACTTGCTCTTTCGGCTTTGTCACCCCCGCCATCAAGAATGAACCTACGGCCTATGAGCCTACTGGTTTCTATTGCCTGAGTAGCACCATAGACATAGGACTCAAACGCTTCACCAGGTGAGGCATAGGCATCCATCAATTCAGGAGGTATGATGTCAATGCTTCTCCTCTTTAAGTTACTAAGACCTTTACTGTAATTAGTATAAAGACCTCGGCGCATGAATTGATCAAACAACATGGACTCAATCTCTAGAGTCTTCTTGTCCCCCAGTTTAAGAATCACTCCTTGGTCAAGGGGTAAAAGTTTTTTGACGGTATCAAAATCCAAAGCCATCTCTGGCTTTTCAAGGGATAGACTCATCGCCCTTAATTTCTTTTCAACCTCAACCGCTAGCTCGGCCGCGCTAAACGGTTCTTTTCCGCTGCCCTTTCTGGCTGCGACAACAAGTTGACGGGCATTAGTAACGAAGTTCAGTTCAGTAATAAATTTACTAAAGGGCTTTTTGACAGTGTCACCAAAGTATTCCTTTACCTTTTTGAGATCCAGAATCTTACGAGGGAAATAATCGTCAAGGTTGCCGGGTTCGTAGCCAGCATTTACGAGTTCCGTACGGACCTTATTAAGAATAACTCTCACCCGAAGATGGAAGTCATTATACATTCCGTATTTCCTTAACAGAAGGTCACGCTCCTTGATTCTTAGTTCACCTTGCTCTGGATCCCTCTCAAGGCTACGGCTATAGTAGATTAGTTGAGTCAAGCGTTTCCTATCCTTCTTGTTCTTGATCTTATTTATTTTCTCAAAGAAGGGCTTGGTCTTGGTCATGTAACCAAGAACCTTTGAGTCAATGTCATTGTAGTACTTATCAACCAACAAGGCTAGTCGGGGGTGCATACTACGGAGCAACGAACTGATAGTTTTTAGATACCTATCAACTGTAGTTATTTCCTCCTTGCCCTTACGCTCACTCGGTGGCTTGTCTGATTCCGCAACTGTCTCTGCCGATACAGGTGTAGGTGCTGCGCTTTCTAAATTTGGGGCTGACTCAATGGCAGGGTCCACGCCAGAAGTAGAAACACCAGAAGCCTTGTTAGCCTGCTTTTGTCTTAGAAGGAACTTAGATAATGCTACAGTCTTTTGATTAGTCGGCTTTGCGTTAGGATCAGCCTTCAGTAAAAGGTCAGCCGTCTCTGCAATGATAGCCGCTGCCTCTTCATTTTTAGGGGCTAAAGTTTTTAGAGCCTTAGTGATGTATGCTTGAGTTGACTTAATGAGAGCCTTAACCCTTTCCAAGGCACTGCCTGGCTGAGTAAAGGATTGAGTATCATTGCCGTAAAGAAGTTGTTGGACTACTGCTCGTGCGTATTCAGCACCGTAACCAAAATCAATATCACTTTTCTTACCTGTTTTTCCGTAGCTGCTTTTTGCTTCTACATTATAATTTTCTCTAAGGGCTTTTCTCTGGGCTTCAGTTAGCGATGCACCGAGATCGATATACCACTGGTCTGACATTATACCCTTTTTGACCAAGACCTTATCCATTGCGCCATGAATAATTTCTTCACGCATAACAGACCGAACATAGTTGCCTCCTGTTCCAGTTGGTCTTTCGTCTAAACCTTTTGTCACCCTATCAAACAGCGCAGTTACGTCTATTTGTATTCTATTCTTACCAGGATTCCATCTTGCGCTAGAACCCTTTTTAGATTTCTTATAGGTTGTATCAATATCAAATCCAAGTTTTTGTGCGATAGGTATAAAACTATCAACGATTGCTTTTAATTGATCACGAGTTTCTATGATTTCTCCTCGAGGTGCAATAGCCTCTAACTCCTTATCTAGGTCTGTTTGAACATAACCCTCTTCTTTAATTTTAGCTCGCAGTCTATTTTGTAGATTGAAGGATTCTTTCTGGAGTTTTTTTTGTCGCTTCCTTAATTTAAAGGCTTCCTCGTCGATTTTTTGTCTTTCTGCCATAGGCAAAGAATCAAATGCTACACCTTTTGGCATAATAATATTTCTAGCTCCCGTTAGAGAAGATAACCGAAAAGCTCCTCCATCGTTTGCGGCTTCTAATGCTTGAAGTAATTGTTCGTCACTAAATTTTTCATTTACTTCTTGTTCGGTTGCAACCTCACCGATGGGAACGCCCTCACGAATACTATTTTCAAGAGGACCTAAAGGAACAGGGTTGCGGTTTACTGGGTCAACCCTTAGGAAATTCCTAGCTCCTTCTAACTTGAGTGCGTCCTTAACTTGTTGGCGAATCTCTGGTTCAAAATCTGGTTCATCCTCAACACCTTCAGAAGGCTCTGGGATAGGCTCTTCTTCTGGTTCTGGAGCAGGCTCTTCTTCTGGGGCAGGTTCTTCTTCTGGCTCTGGCTCTGGAGCAGGTTCTGGCTCTGGTGTAGTTTCCGGAGCAAGTGCTATCGTATTAGGGTTAGCACCAGTGCTTTCCGCAACTAAGCCACGGGCTTCTTCAAAGCTAGTAGCCTCTACCTCAGTTACTATCTTTTCATTGGTATCTGGGTCAGTGTACTCAACCTTGAAAATCTTCTTCTCGCCTCCACCAATCTCTTCATCAAGTTCATCAATTCTCTCTTGATCGTCTCTCTCTTGTTCCTCTTCGGTCTTGTCTGGATCCTCTTCAGAATCCGGTTCGACATCAGCACTTCTGGAGATAGCACCGGAACCACCACCTAGGATACCACCAAGGATAGCACCACCAGCGGCGGCTGCCTTGTATTCCTCAATAGCTTCTGGCGTGTCCATAGGAAGCCCGGCCTGATAACGCTCAAGGACTTGTTGCCCTAGCTCAGTAGGAGTCTCAGTAAGCACACCTGTTGCAGTTCCTTTGGAAACTCGAGTAAATATACCGCCACCCTTTTGAATGGCCGCTGGGACAAATGCCCTACCAACCTTGGAAACAACAAACAAATTTAGAATACTATCCAGAGAGGCTTGTGGAATAGCAGTCAATAGAGCGGCTCCTTCGTCCACCTCAGTACGATAGCCACGCTCAATAGCTTCCTTCTGACGCTCTCTGTTTCCTCCGTAGAAGAAGGGTAGCATCGCACCTGCGGCTCCCAAGAACCCACCAACAGTACCACCTATTACTGTGCCTGGTGGCCCTCCTAAAACGGTTCCAATAGCTGCACCACCCTTAAAACCAGCATATCCACCAGCTAGACCAACCGCACTGATAGGAGCTGATTGAGCAGCCATTTCCGTGACGTATGGAACAAAGCCTTCTGACCTAGGAGCAAACCTACGACGGTCTTCCATCTGGCTTTCTTGCTCCTCTATAACGCTAGCACCTAGTTCCTCTAGCGTCTTGAGGTCAAAAGTTTTACCAACACCTTCTAGGGCTGATCCAAAAACATTTTGCTGAATTGTATCAACGCCGATGGCTATGTTGCGGGTGACAAGATTGCCCTCCCTCTTTAGACCCTCAAATCTTTTGTCGTTAGCAAGTGCCTGTAGCTGATCCGGAGTAAGACCTTTATCGTGCTTAAAACTAAAAGCTCTTCCTGTTCCTGGATCTCTAAATGTAGAAGTAGGCATAAGTGTATTAGCTCCAAAAGCTAAAGTAAGATGTATTTAAATACTATTGAAAGAAGTCTTTTACCGTGGAATATATTATTGGTAAACGACGGGAATCTAGAACGGCATACCCTTTGTAAAAAATCGAAGAAAAGGGTCCACAGATTCCATCTTGGACTTGGCAGAACTTATACTTTCAGTAAATGGAGTTCTTTCTGGACTGAACATAAAATCTTTAAGTCCTAAAGGAATAGCTCTAGAAGTGCTTCCCACGTCGCGCATCTTTGCATTTACATCACCAATACTGCGTAACAGCTGAGAGGCTCGCGAACCAGTCGGTTCTTCCTGCACGTTGATGCTAGGTGTCTCTATGATTTCTGCTGGTTCGACAGGAGTTCCGTCATCATCTACTGTGCCTCCGTAGATCGCATCACCATATCCAGTAAGAATTTCTTTACCTTCCTTAGTTCTTAGGGCTGCTATAACGGCAGGATCATCCGCAGGGAGAGGATCATCGAAGGCAATGTCTTCGTCATAAAGCATACCGCCTCTAACTACCAAATCATCTCCCTTAGGTGATGTTAGGGTTGCAACGTATTCTTTAAAGTTTTGTGTATCTTTTACGCTAGGAAGCTCTGTTTGACCAGCTTTCATACTAGCCATCTTGAGTTGCATCATCAGTGCTATACTGGGTTTAGCACCTATAACATCAACAACAGGTTTTACGTCACCCATCTCAAATCCCTCTGATAGACCAAAAAATTCAGCCTGAGCAGGATTTGCTTTTAAGAAACCAAAGACCATCTCTTGAGCCTGTTTGCCAAGAGCCTTTTCTTTTTTCTTTTCTCCAGCAACCTGTATAGCGGAGCCAATGGTAGCACCTAGCTGGGCTAGTGAGTTAGCTTGTATAGTAGCCGCATTTGCAAAGCCACTAAAGTCCGCGTTACCCAGTTCGGGTCTAATTCTTGATCCTGCTTGAAATGCCATACTATTTAATTTTTGTATTCATCCACTTGCGGATGATTGATTTTACACGAGGCTTGTTTGAAATGAACTTAGCGAATCGTTCTCCGTACTTTACATACAGGTTACGGAACCAGCTTGGTGCATCGTTAAGCATCCATTCACGGAACTCTATCCACTTAGGATTATCGATGCCGTAGACCTCACGGGCTACCCAGCAGATTATCATTGCCGATGCAATATTACCAGCTGCACCCATTATCCCCGCACCCTGTGCCGCCTTAGCCTGAGCCTGCATACCCTGGAACGTAACGTCCTGTCCACGTTGTTGCAAGGCCGCATTGTAACCTGCGTTAGCGTCGAATAGTTGAGGTCCCATTTGACCTGCTGCGCCTTGCTGTGCCGATGATAGTGTTTGACCACCTAGATTAATAGCAGATGAAGGACGACCTAAGATCGTATTACCTATGTCACCCGCTAGCTGACGGTTCATACTAAAAGCCTGTTGACCCATACCTGCCGCTTGGCCACGAAGACCGGATAGGTATTGTTCACGGCCTAGTAGTTGACCTGCGATTGCACTCTGATCGGTTACACGACCTTGACGTTGTGCCATACCTAGTGCCTGCTGATCGACTAAACGCTGTTGCTCAGGGTTAAGACCCTGCGCGCGCTGGTAAAGATCCTCTGCCATGGCAGTCTGTTGCTCGGCTAGTCCTGTGCTGTATGGGTCAGCTCCACGGTAAGCCTCAACCACTTGTGGTGCGAAATCCCGTAATGCACCTACGTCGGACTCACGCTGTAACTGTAACTGCTCACGCTGTAATTTTCCTCCACGCTCTGTGTTTTCTTCTAAAAGATCAAACAGACCTGAAGTTTTCTCAAGGGTTGGTGACATCCCCTGCATCTGTGTTTCAATCTGTGCAATACGTGCCGCACGATCCTGGCCCGGGTCTCCAGCAGCTAATAGATAAGCGTCACGTTTTGCCGCTTGGGATTCGTTAAAAGCTTTGTTGGAAGAACTACTCTTGAATCCGCTAGCCTCTCTGTCGGGATACAGAGTATTAGCAGCATTTTCTAGGTCTTCTTGAGAACGTGCATTGCCAGTCTCTTGACCAGCACGAAGTCCAGCAAGCTCTGCCTCGAGGCTTTGGTATGCGGGGTTAGCCGCACCACCCTTGATACCACGAGCCATGACCCCAATGTCGGCAAGCTCCAGTGCGGTGTATTGCGGACGATAGGTACGCTCTGCACCAATCAATCGCTCCTGCAATTGAGGGTCCGTGATGCCTTGAGCCGAGCCAAAGCTCTCCCCAAATAAGTATTCACCCATTGACGCGCCTGGGTCAACTTGTGGTGGTGGTGGTGGTGATCCTTTTCCTCCCATAATATTATATGCTTAGTATTCTGTTAAATAGTTTAGGCGTGTAATCCACCTTTGTGGGTTTTTGATTCCTGTATCTTATGCTTAATAGTTTCTTCTGCATAACCTCAGGGCATTTGATAATAAAATTCTGTGTAAGTCGTTTGAAAGTGTCGGTGCTGTCCGCGAATAAAAAGGCTAGGAAGATTGCGTCACCGTCCGGGTCATCGGCCTCCCAGTTCTGAACAAAAGTCCAGCCATCGTCCTTGTCGCAATTATACCACATAAATACACCTTGTATATTACCTTCTTCGTCCTGCTCGCACAGGAAGGTATGCTTGGCTAAATGATAAGCAATGAGTACCTGCATTCGATCCTCTGGCCATCCGGCTAAGACCTTCCCGTTCTCGTGTTCAATACAGAAATCCACGACTTTATTTATAAAGTCAATAGCTTCTTTCTGTTCAGCATTTTGCAATGCTATTTGAACTGATTGCAGGAGAGGGTTCATTATCTGCCAATTGCTATAAAATCTACATCGGTATCGCCAGATAAGTGATTTCTTATTACAAAACTACTTGTGCTAGGTGCTGCGTTCAATCGAGTTGGATTAGTTTCTCCTCCAGATCTCTCTGGGGTAAGCACTACACTAAATATGTCATTCGTAAAATTACCACCAAAATCACTAAAGTTTATAGTCGTTGTGGTGCTTCCACTCGCAACAACTCGACCAAATTTCATAATTAAACCATTTGGTAAAGTAACGCTTTTGGTGTCACTGGCACTAGCAGTTGGTGTAAATCCATCCGTTGAGGACGCATCAACATAGGCTTTAATGTTTCCTTGAGTCGCACCCTTAGTATCATCCGTTCCAAGTGAGTCATTGTTAATAAGTATGCCAGCAGCCCCTACGATAGGAACAGCTGTAGGCACGGCAGCCCCGCCTGACACATTGCCTAGTACGGTCTGATCAGCTTGAGTAGCCATCTTTGCTAGGGTTATGGCATTGTTTTCAACCTTCACCGTTGTGACTGAATCGGTAGCAAGTTGAGTAGACGTAATACCAGCATTCTTTACAATAATTTTCTTTGGAGTAGAACTGTCTAGGGCTGTTGTGCTGTCATCCACGGCTCCTGTCGCAAATGTTGCACTATCAACCAAGGCATTGAGGTTAGTTGCGGTAACCTGATCTCCTGTTGAAAATGTTGTTCCTTTTGATAAAATTGCCATTATTCTGCTTTATTAGTTGAACGGAAGGATATGGACCCGTCGGCTTCAACAGCCCTAATCTTTGGTCTTCCGAGTGTATTATTAATTGTAAATTGGATTCCGTAACCTCTACGGTTACCTATTCTACCACGGATGGACACATCCTCGGCCTCAGATAAAGTTGATCCCACGAAGTCACTGAGTGTGCCTAAAGCAAGATCAGCATCCGGGTTCTCCGTCTCGGCAGATATATTAAAGTTAGAAACCGTAGATGCCCCGGACTCAATGTGCATTTCAAATTGCTTCCAGTTCTTTCTTTCGAGATTACCAAGTGTGTATTGCCGAGTAGTCAACGAACCTGGGACGTTAATATTTTTTTCTGATCCTCCAATTTGTGTGATTACTCGGTCCACTCCGTCAACCCGTTCGTCTAATTTCTGGACACCGCCAATGTCATTGACTGCATATACCCCACGGGCATCGCCTTCACCAACAACCAGAAGGTTGGATATGTGAAAGTCCGCATCATTGACTTGGTCAATACTTTCCCACTGCTTATTAAGAAAGTTGTAGATTATTATAGCGTTGTTCTTGGTAGAATTATCCAAGGGAACGGCCAAGAAGTATCTGTTATCAAAGTAAACGCCTACGGACTTGTCCCAATACGCCTTGTTAATTCTTTGAATAGTTACGTTGATTGGCTCACTCAATGGAGTCTCAGTACCACGAAGGTTGTATTCGTCAAAGAACTGCGTGCTGTAAACACCATTGTCGGATAAAAAGATAACCTGATTACCGACCTGTATAATTGATTGACGGGCTACGCAGCCAACTTCGTTAGTTAAAAGCCTAGCATTAGATGCCGCAATGGACGTTGTGTTAGCAACCAAGTGAATACTGTTACGGTTGAACACCATAAGCTTGTCCTCCGAGAAGGAATGCAGTCCTACGTTAAAGTCAGCTTCACCGGCATTGAACCTGTACTGAGCATACATCTGGTCATAGCTATCACTGTCCAACAAATCAGATGCTATAATTTCATCGAGGATGCCTGTGGAGCTAAATGAATCCGTTGACGCATCAACATTAAACTTGAGTGGCATAATTAACCGACGTTCGTGATATACGGCATATGGTGGAGCAGGCATATGACTGAACCCAAGTCCAACCGATACTCGTTTTTGCACAGTTCCGTTTTTATTTGTAGTATCAGCCTTATCCGTAATAAATGTAAAGGTCGTTGTACTCGGTATTGATTTAACAACAATAGTATCACTAACCGCATAAGTAGAGCTACCCGCGTCAGTAAAGGTTAAAGTATCTCCTACCAATAAAGTAGCCACCGCTGCAGTACTAGCTGTGGCTGTTGCTATGCCACTAGCGTAATCAATATCAGTAAGTGAGAGTGGAATTGGTTGAGTATAAGTGCCACTAGCTACCTTTTTAAAATCAGTAGAAACAAGGGAGGCACTTGACACCGTATAGGTTTCATCACCACTTGCCGTAAGTGAATAAGTAAATGTCGTATCATCTACCCTTGTAATAGTTTTAGCCGAACCATTAGGATCAGTAGTACTGAATCCCAAATTATGTATTGTAACAAGGTCCCCAGTTACTAAGTTATGGTTCGTGCTTGTAGTAATATTCGCAGTATTACTTGAACCAGTGACCGTCGCAGAGCTAATTATGGATAGTGTTAGATTATTTTCTAATGCCGTGCTACCATCACGAAATATAAATACTTTGTTAAATGCTTGAAGCATGGATGCTGTAGCTGATACAGTCACTCCAGTTGGATAAACAAGATCTGTAGTTGCTCCAGTGTTTATATTTACAGCAACCGCTTTTGAGTTAGCAGCAAATATAACATATTGACTGGCTGATGCATTTGGATCCGAGAAAGAACAGGAGCCATAAATGGCATTAACAGCACCATCATTTAGTATACCGAACTTTACTGTCGCAGTCCCGCTAGCCGTTCCGCTGTATGTTTGGTCAGCTATTGTAATCTGTGCGCTACTATTCTTTGTGAATGCACGGTCACCATTAACAGCAGGAGTAAGCCCGGATACGCCTGACACATTAACTGTTCCAGTGCTTGGAAAATTTGTAGCAGTAACATTCGTTAGAACCACAGCACCACCAGTCTGTGTAGCCGTTACCGAAGTATCATCAGCAACTAAGAAAAACGGAAGTGTAAGCGCGGACGCACCTGTGGACAGTGGGCTAACAATTAAGTCAATTCCCTTTCGCACCTGCGCCTCGCCCCTGCGGTCAGTCCTAAGATTCTGTGCATCAGCAAGCAGGCTTGGCGGCAACTGATCGGGTCGCATCCTATTATTGAAACCAATAAAACCAACATCTCCATCCTTGGAAATGCGGTCATCTAGTCCTGCGTATGTGCGGTATTCGGGCATTAATTATTTAGCTGCGGAACGCTTCAATAGAGCGTCAAGTCTTGCTCGTTTTCTTTTTGCTAACCCAGGGCTGATTTTATCCAGTCGAGCTAGGTCTTCACGTTGCTTGGCAGTATACTGAGCATCTTTGGAGTTAGAATTTACAGGCCGACTAGGTGTTGTTTTCTTTACCGCACCTTGACCAGTTTTAATTAACTTGTTGGCCGCTTGTTGTGCAGTTGGAGGTGAGAGTTGTTTTACCTTTGGACCCTGTATTACCCTAGTTGCACTTGAATCTGTTTTTCTGCTCAAGGAACCTAAGGCTCCTTTTATAGAATTGTGTAATTTAGAAAGAGGGTTGTCTCTTTTTAATTGCCCGGAGTCACGCAACGCTTTTACGCGCTTCATGTTTTTCTGACGGTCCATACGCCCAAAGCTAGGACCACTGATTTTTCTTTTGGATTGATTTGGCATTGTATTGATTATTAATTTAACATTTCCAACGCTTCAAGGCTAGAGCCTTCCGTGTTGGTCTTCCTTTTGAATCCTTCATTGGACCCTTAACGCCAGACATTCTGGCACAAAATGATTTCTTTCTTGCTAGCTTCTTACCCTTTGGCTTGGATTCCGTGACCGGAGCCTTGAGGTTAGCACCCGTCTTGCGCTTGAAGTAGGCACGACCAGCTGCTGTGAGTCCTCCCTTTTCGCTTTTGTGTTCCTTCCTCATTTGCTTTTTACTTTTGCTTTAGGTGTATTTGCTACGACTGTTCTTCCTTTGGCTCCTGCTGCTTTCTTTTTTCTAGCTGTGCTAGCTCTCTCTGCTTTCGTAAGACTAAGAGCCTTTCTTTTAGGGAGGCAACGGTCAGGGTTCTTCTTATCCTTCGACGTTCCGCAAGGTCCTTTGATAGATCCATCAGTTCCGATCCTTACCCAGTTCTGCTTTCTCCATTGTTCTAGCTGGCCCATTATGTTCTTTTACGTTTAGCACTCTTTGATTTCTTAGCGTAGTTAGGGTCCTTGCAATACTTGGATGCAGCCATATTAGCATAAGCGGATGGATACGTATCAAACGTCCGTCTAGCCCAGGCTTTACCTTCCGGGCATATCTTACCTCCACTCTTTGCTTTCTTAGGCATTGGCTTTAGCTTTAGCTGTTTTACTCAAGTCCTTGAAATGAAACAACTTTACGCTGGTCTTGGTGTGTGACTTGTTGGTATGCAGACTTCCGTTGGGCATCTTGTGAGATGTGCCTTTATGTAAACTGCCGTCCCTCTTGTAGTGCTTAACGCCTTTCATTACTAGTATTTCTTTTTAGTTGTTTTTTTAACAGGTCTTTTAACTTTTGGTTTTTTTCCGTACATAATTATTTATTTAAATATCTATCAATTGTTTGAATTTTACGTCTTGCCGCTTGTCTTTCTTTAAATGTTTCCTCGGACATTACGTATTTTTCAGGCATCTTGTCTAATTTCAATTCTGCTCTGAGTCGCTCTACCTCCATTCTTTCTTTTATAGTCAACGGTCTACCCAATCCCAATACTTTGCGTTTAAATTTCTCGCCGAAGCTACGCTTTTCAACAGAGCTTTTATCTTTATCGTTCATAATTATTATTTGATTTGAGATGAACCAAAGTAGAACCCTACGATGGCTAAGGCAGTTTGCCTAATTTCTGGTAAAATAACGAAGCCCTGCACGGTGTCCCATTTAAGGCTCTTGAATAGCCCTAGAAAGCCGCTTGTCTCTCTACCTATGGTTACCCCTACGTCAGTCCACGCAAAGACGAATGGGGCTATTACAATGGCAAAGACGGTGGATGCAACAAGGAACCTACGAACCAACACACCACCATCACGTTTTGCCGCTGCATCAGCAGATGTATCCGCTGCTTGCTGGGACGTAATCATACGCTCGAACTGGCGAGCCTGACTCTCCATCTGTGTGCCAATCAGCTTCATTACGAAACCACTGATTCCTCCTCCGAGCATTGCTATAAGTTCTGGTGTCATTTTTTCTTTCTGAGTTCTTTGATTACCTTGACCGCAGAGGCAGTCATATAGATAAAGGTTGCTAGGCCTACGCAGAAACCAAGTAGTTCGTTAATAGGGGCTAATTCAATTGTCGCGATAAATCCTCCTGTTCCGATTGTTGATTTGTATATAATGTCTTCCATAGCATTTAGTCGTCTTCAGGATCAGGTAGGGGTGTGTAGTGATCAACAGTTGATGACTTCTCGGACTCGTCCAGGTCGTAGTCAGTTACGTCCAATGCCCACATATGGTCAATGGTTTCGTCCGGGTAGGTGAGCCAGCGTGTGCCTTGACCATTGTCCTCGACCCAGTAATCAAAACCAATCTCCTTACCTTCTTCGTCGGCTCGCTCAATGGCGGCCTCCTTGCTTGCGTATATTAGATAGAGCATTAGAATATTGAGTAATGACCGTTAATGTTAGATTCGATGGCTGTGCGAGTTGCCGACTGGTTAGAGTTATAAACAAGAACCTCCATTAAGGGTCCGCTAGAAAAAGCACCTCCCGCTCGCATAACATTAAACATATTTCCATCAATGTTAGATTGAGGCTCAGATGCTGTTCCTAGTGATGTTCCGTTCCCAAAAACTTCTTGGGTATCTCCCACCACTTGAAACGATAAAATTTTTCTACCCGTTTGAGGAGTGTAGTTTATTATGTTATTGGCATTATAACTAAAATTCGCACTTCGTAAATAAAACCTAGGAACTCCACCATCAATACCCATATCCAAATCATCTTTATAGGCGGCGGTAACCAACAAATCAGAATTATCTAGCTCTGTGGTGAGCGTTGAGTTAAATAGCGTGTCGTCTGTCCCGTCTCCAACAAGTGCTGGATTACCAGATGAGTCCGTTACCAAAACACCTTCATCAACAATCTTAGGTTGGCTTCCAGCAGTTGCCTGTGTAGCATCCTTGCTGTTACCTGACTGGTCATACCAAGTCTCTACAAAGCCGTCATTACCAGAACCAACAAAGTCAACTAAAGCCCCAGAAGATACCTCAGAAGCCGTAAAATCTTGCTCATCATTATCTCCTGCACCACCATCTGTGTCCCTGCGCACACGCACAACCGTGGGGTCACCACCAGTTAAACTACGGAGGCTGTATGCCGCCGCAGCGTTAGGAGCAATCTGCAGGACGCTCTCGCCCACCGAGTTCAGCCTACGCTGGCGACCCAGTGCTGAATCAAGGCTAACGTGCATATTAGACCCTGTGTAGTGCTACTAGACCACTGCTTATTTGAACAGTAGTAAAGTTACCATAGATAATTGTTCCAGCACCAAATGTTGTCAGCAAACTAGCTGAACCAGAAACATTGGTAGCAGTTAGTGTTCCGCTAAGAGTGGAATCCTTTAGGAATTGAATAGCACCAAAGCTACCACTTGACGTTGCAGCCCCGCTGAGAATGATGGAACCTGCGGAGCTAAACTCCAGTGCGTTATTTCGTGAACTTGCCATAATTGTGTATTATATCACAGGGGGTTACTATCGGGATTGCCGATTTACGTATGTGGAAAATCTCTTGTTAATTGTGTTGTTGTTGGATCGAATGTCAATCTTCTCTAGCTCCAAGGCTAGGTAGGTCTGAGCCACCTGCTCTTCGGCTAGGGCTTGCTCCTGTCTGTTCTGAACCCGTAGGAAGTCAGCATACACAGCGTGAGCAATGTAATTGAAGAACTCACCTGGAACCTCTAGTGTTGAATCGTAGTATTCAGAAGTAATTGTATAGGGAGTAAACTGCTTCTTGTAGGAAACAAATGCTTCATTGTCAGTAGAGTTAGCAATGTTTAAAATGTTGGCTCCATCAAAATCTACAAAGAAATCATATTCCATAGAGGAGTTATTCATAAATGCTTGCTTGCGGTGAATGCGATTGAAATCACCAATGGAATCCCTGCCTGTTTGAGCATAGGGAATGAGTTGTTTATCTACGACCAATGGAGTGCCAGATACCTTGGCAGTTGTTAACGTCCACGTAATAACCTCAGATGGGTTATCTTTTTTTTGACTATCAGCCTCAACTAAAACCGCGGAACCTACACCTGCATTTACAGCAATTACACCTCCAGTTAGGTCAACATCAGTTCCTTCCTCAACTTCCCATCGGTTTGTGCTAGTCCTTTTATATATGACGGTAGAGTCAGTTATTTCATCGGAATCTCTAGTTCCAGCAGCGGGATTATAATAAACATTAGTTCCAGCAACTGCCCCAGACGTTCCAGCATCTTGACCAAGTAAAATGTAATTTCCATTGGTAACAGTTGAAAAATTCGTTGCACTTCCCGCACCTAGACCACTGATATTCAAAGAAATGATATCACGGGCTTCTGAGCTAACTAGATACCTGGGCCATACTGGACTTTCGTCAAACGCCTGTTGGAACCTACGGTTAATGAAGTGACGCAACTGGTCTTGCTCACCTACTGCTAGTTGACCACCAGTTCCTATGAGGGCTGATGCTGTCTTAAAAAGTTCACCGTAAGTTCTAGTCTGCATTAGATTTTATTTGGGGTAAGTTCTGGGAACTTCTTGTTGTAATACTTTAAAAATTCTTTAGAATGCACGGTCTCTTGACCATACTTCTGTGTGAGTCGGAAAAATTCTCTCGCGGGAATAGTTGCAACTGGTTTGCCAAGCGTAGGGTGTGTAGTCCCCTTTAGGTGTTGGGCTTCTTTGGCTGCCTGTGCAACCCTCTTTTCTTCTGTCTCTTTCTCCAGCTTAAAGCCGTTTTGAATCTCCTTCATGAAGGCACGATCAATCTCGCCATCGGAGTATCGTTTTAGATTAGGAATGATTATATCCATATTAAAAAAGGCGGGGGGCTTGCGCCCCCCAACCAGTATTTAATTAGAAGCTCAAACGACGGATGCGAAGTAAGAGAGTCATCTCTCCACTTGTGCTTACGTCGAGTGCGCTTGCAGCGATAACAGTGATGTTACCGTCAGCAGCAGCTACAACTTTAGTGTTGTTTGCGTCACCACCATCATCAAGAGCTGAACCAGTGTCAACTTTGATTTGTGCAGTATTAGCATTTGAGTTCAGGATGAATGCTTCCGTTACAGCAGAACCTGCTGTTACAGTTGCATCGTAACCAACTTTAACATTGGAAGAAACGCTGAACGCTTCAGTAATGTTAAGTGCAGCACCTTCGATGACATCACCTTCTTTGACTGGAATAAGAACCTGTGTGGTTGTATTTCCAGCGGCAGTTGTGAAGTCACTAGGGCTGAGTTTGATTTCGTCTGTGTAGCCAGATGTTCCGGCTTCATTTACAGTTAAACGTGACATATTATTATATCTCCTTTAGTTAATTATGAAGGGTCAACGATCTTACCGTGAGCACCAGGGTGGTATACACCGAGGGTCAAAGCACAATCAACGAAACCACGCTCACCACCACCAAGATTTGGTAGACGAGTGCTTCCCATTGGGATAAGCTCGTGAACACCGTAGTATTCTGGGTTGACGAGGTAACCAGCGATTCCATCTGTACCAGCCATAGTTGGCATACAGTCAGGATTACCGTTTACAATAGAAACAACACCGTGGTCGGACTCATAGAGGTCAACAGATAGCTTGATGCTACCGCTGTTACCATCGTAGTTAACCGAACGAACATTGTCAGTAGCCGAGGCTGCTGTGCGTGCGTAGTCAGCAATTTGACGACGAAGCTCAGTATCAGCAACAAGCATAAGATTGCTTGTAGAACCAGTAACCTTGAAGATCGAAGAAATCAAGGTGTTGAAGGCTGATTCTGATACAGTTGCGCCATTGATGATGCTTCCAGCAGGAGTGCGGAACGCAGCAGGAACATCAGCGGGAGCACCTGCTCCACCTGTGTCTGCTGTTGATTCAAGCCATTTGCCAAGTCCACGAAGTGCGTTGGCTGTGCCAGCACCGTTTTCTGTAGCGGAGTCTTGAACACCAGCAATAGTTGCTTCAACGTCGCGTTTTAGTTCGCGGATAGCTTTGGCTTCAGCCTGA